GTCTAATATTATCTCCACTATCCTGTTCAACATTATCAAAAAGTAAAGTACTTATTATTTGATTACCAAATGTATCTACACCTACTGTATCATCTTCAAAAATAAAATGAAACTCTGTTCTCCCATCACGCCTAATGCCGGTTCCAAGGGGAGTTAAATGATTATTTAATAGAAATTTTCCATCTTCATCAGAAGGTATAACAGAACCAGATTCTAATCTTATACCAAACTCAATAGGAATATTAAGATCACGCTCTAGAGAAAGCTGATCAATATTTATTGAAAATCCATTAGAATCTAAAAATCCAATTTCATCTTCTAATTTTATTGGACTTTCTATTTCTTGGTATGCGTTTAATTGAAAATGAGAATCAACTTCCTCTTGAACATTATATATTTGTCCAATTTGTCCATGATCTGGCCTTCCAGGTTCTACAATATCAAAATTCTCTAAACGTACCTTTTCATTATATATCTCATCTTGTTCAAAATTAATTCTATCTCTTGGATCACCATCTATGGTTAATACTCTTGTATCTGCTTCCCAAGAAACAACATTACCACTTTGATTTTGTAACACAGTGCCGCTAGAAAATGATCCAACAACATCACCTAGAATAAGCTTAGAATTAAAATATCCAACAGGGACACTATTATATTTGAAACCATTATCCTTATCTCAACTTCTAATATTTTACCAATATCATTAGTTAAAGAAATTAATTCTGCTAAATTACCATTCCTACTAGTTACTGTAAGTTTTGGTAATTTAGAATAACCGTTTCCGCCGTTAGCAATAAAAATTCTATTTATCTCAGAAGCTTCATTTGGTGTAAATACTCCAGGTTCAATTATAACACCATCAGATGCAGTTGAATATGAATCAAGCCGCAAACTTTCACTTTCCGATAGTAAGTTATCTCCTAATCCAGTTCCAGTTGTTTGATTCTCTTGTCTTAAACTAAACCCCTCATCTTCTACCTTACCAACAGAAACAAATAGATCATAAGAAGTACTAAGTTCAGATATTGTAGTATTTTGATTATTAGTCGGCATCCAAAAAATTAAACTAGGAAATTCTTCAAATATAAACGCTTTCGTTTCTCCATCAACTATATTAGAATTACTAGCTCTTGATTCTGTTATATAGAGGGGATAATAATATGATTGAGTATCACTAAATCTTCTATCTGTGCCAAATACTTGAAATGGTTCAGCTGAAGGATCAGTAATAGCAGTACCATTAAGAATAATTTTATCTTCTACAAATTGAGTAACAGTTCCTTCTTCATTAATAATAAATTCTGGTATAGATGTAGTTGAATCTTCTGTAATAAGTCTACCACCAGTTACAGAAACAAATGCTTTACCTACAGATGTAAGTGAATCTGTTAAATTAGGAATAAATTTAATTCCATCCCCAATCTCATAATCGTTTCCAGCAGTTTCTATATAAATATCACTAACAGAACCAGTAGTTATAGTAGATACAGAAGCGTTAGCTAAACCATTACCAAAATCAGAATCAAGATTTACTAAATCACCAACATTATTAAGAAGTCCAGCATCATTTACTGTAGCACTAATTATAATTGACTGAATAGTAAACTGCATTTGAACATCTAAAACTGTATCTATTCCTGTAAATGTTTCAGAAACAGAAAATCCATCACCAAGTATAGAATCAGCCCTTAAACCAAATTCAACAACAGAATCAGTCCCTTGGTTAAATGCATTAATACTTATAATTTGAGCTATAGTTTTAGATGAAGCACCAGTAATCGATTGTCCAATAATATTATTAGGATTTGTTCCAGCTGTATCAGCTGTACACCGAATAATAGTAGGTAAGTTCCATTTCCCATCACTTAATCTCATCATATATTTTTGTGGATAGGTTATATTTGCTTCTTCTCCTAATAACATTCTAAAGAATAATTTATGACCTTCAGATGTACCTTTTGCAGAATATAAATCTCTTATTTGTTTTATTAGTAAACGTTTTGATACTCCATCTGCAAGATTTTCGGGAATAGATTCCATAAAAGAATCTCTAAATGCAGTAAAGAAATGATCTACTGTATTATCAGGATTAGCATAATCTAATAACTGCTGTATAGTCTGTACAGGGTTTGCTCTATATTTTATTATAGTAGAGACTGCACCGCTAGTACTTCCTGTTATAATTTCTCCAACTACAAATCGTGTATTTGCTTTGATGAATATTCTTTCATCATCATCAACTAAAATAATTGATGTTGCTTTTGAAATACTACCTGTTATAGTTTCACCAGGATCAAACTTACCAGTTCCTCCACTACCTATCTCAAATACAATCCTATCTTCATTATTAGACCCTGATAAATTTGTGCCGTCTAAAACTAGATAGCTTGCACTTACAGTTTCAAGTAAAATCTGATCAACTGTACCACTTATAGTCATCTCAGCAGATTCTAAAAATTGATAATACGCTTTTAGAAACTCAACAAATACAGGATGATCCGCCTGAATAAAATCAGGAACTTGTCCATCTATTAGAGGAGATATCTTTGTAGTTAATTCAGAATCAAATGGTGCCATTTTTAATAACTCGTTCCTGATGATGTTACGTTTGAGCCAGTAGGATTAAAAGATATAGCACCGCTTGAGTCACTTGATGTAATACTATCAACGGAACCTGTAATAATTGTATTTACTAAATCAATTTCAATAATCTGATTTCTAACTGCAACAATATCATAAGATTTTGGAACAACAATAATTCTTATTCTAGTAGATACAAAACCATCAACATTTGAAATTGTAACAAAATTGATTGATTTTAATGAAACTGCACCAGTATCATAATTAATTGTTCCAGCAGTTTCATTGGTATAGTTTCGAGTGTTTCCTGTTAAATAATATATCCTAAGATTACCAAGTCCATCGTCATCTATAAATTGCTCATTGGTAATTCCACTTACCGTAAAGCCGGTAGAATTTAAAATTCCTCCTAGCATAGCATTATGTCCACTATGAGGATTATAAAGTGAATTGTTATAATATAGATTATATGATGAACTTTCACGTAATTTTGGCGTAAAGTATTTTTGAAGTCTTGGTACGGCGTTAGTACTAAGAATTGAATCGTCTGTATTATCAATTTGTTGTAATAATTTAGAATGTCGAATTACAGCATTAAACTTTACTAATTCTGTATTATTATAAGATGTAATTGAAGTACGAACTTGATCTATAAGTGTATCTTTTGTTTTTGTTGTTGCAGAAGAATTGAATCTAAAATCTACAGTTAATATAACATAGAGATAATCTGGATCAACAATAATTGGAGTTACTGAAGCAACTGTAAATGGAGAAAGATCAGAAACTAAAGTTGATTTTTCAGAAGTAGTTAGATTTGTTCCATTATTATTTGTAATAGATATAAAAACTCTTCCATAGTCTGCTGTTGCAACTACCCCAAGACTAGGATCAAATGAACCATTCTCTCCCCCAAACACTTGTATTGATTTTGCTTGTGGATAATATTTTTGAGCAAAAACTTTATAATCATTTTCGGTGACACATCTTCCTTGAGCTGAATAGTTAAGCGGAGCTGAAAGCTTGATAGATTGAATTGTTTCTGCCTCAGTTCCACCAGTAGCTATTTTAGAAGTAGAAGTTGTAACATCTACAACTGTATTGATTGCAGTTGTGTTAGTAAACGAAAATGCACCGTTTGCTTCGGTAATATTACTAACAACATAAGATAGTGTAATAATATTACCATCAAGTAAAGCTTTACTTACAACACCATCTCCAAAATACACTTCAAATAATTCATCTTCAACTTCCTGTAAAAAATACACTGGACTATCTCCAGTTAACTGAGTAATATCAGTAGCCTTAGTATAAGTTACGATAATTTCTTCAGCCAAAGAATTTTGAACCTTTACATTTAAGGTTGTAGTATCTGCCTTATTATCCGTTAATAAGAAACGTTGATTAACATCTGAACTATCAACTGTATATCTTGTTGATACTAAAGTTCCCTCATATATGGGAACATCAAAAAAGAAAATTCCTTGACCTGTTTGAGTTGCACTAAAATCTGAAATAGTTACAAATTTATATTCGATATTATCTATTGTAGTGGTAAAAGCATGACCAGTATTCATAGTAGCTGTAGATAAGGCTGTATCATTCAAAGTAACATTTATAACTGCTCGTGGAGCTTTAGCTGATTTAACCTCATACCCTAAAGTCTTTGCATGAGAAACAACACTAGACCGCAAAGATGCACTATCAATGAACATTTCATTAGCAAGCATATTTGCGTGAAATCCAAGGTAGTGAGTATTATATGCTAACACATCTAATAATGAACTGATACCAGAACCTTCAAAATCATAATCAAGAAACTGGTCTTGATTCTTCATAAAAGTTTTTAGATTATCTTTTATAGTATCAAAGTCAAATCCTGTAATCTCAAGTTTTTGATTATTAGCCATTATCGTAAGACCTCCATTGTTAGTGATAAGTCAACCGTTTCTGGTGGCCCATTAATAACGGTAAAGTTTATAGTTACATCATATGAGTTGTCATCTAATGATTCATCTACAGTTACAAAATTAATAGATGCTCTAGGTTCATAGTTTGCAATAACATCTTGTATAGATTGTGAAATTGCTATAGCAGTCATTGGTGTTGCTAATTCAAATAATAAACCTCTTACACCAGAACCTATTTCTGGATGAAAAGGTTTCTCATAATAGTTTGTTAAAATAAGATTCCTTACAGAACGTTTTATTGCTTGAACATTTGTTAAAACATTAACATCACTATCTCTAGACCGTCTTGTAAAAAATAAATCTAAATCACTATATTGTCTGGAGTTTAATGGGGAACTATTTGTTCTCTCTGAATCTCGTAGAGCAGTTAAATCTTTAAAGCTTTGTGTTTTTTCTACGATTGCCATTACTACTCCAATAGTTTTTATTATTTATAACGAATCTGTGGGGTTATTATTTAATCACCCACATTAACATTTGATGAACCGCTTGCCGCATGGCCACAAGTTGCAAGATCACCAGCATTACAAACTGCAATACCACCAATAAAAACATTTTTGGAGCCAGCAATCATAGTTGGTGGAACTGCATGTAATCCTGCTAGGTGAGCAGTAACAGTGTCACCATGCACAATAACCTCATCTCCATTTGCAAATACCTTAGTCTGCGTCTTGATCAATGCAGCTCCAGCGGTATCGGTTGTATCTCTACATATACCTGGCATAGTTTATACTCCTATGGGTTCAACTCAATTTTCTCACCTTCGATGGTTACAATACCTGTAGATTCATGATCCCATGTTGTTCCTGTAGTACCATCCCAAGCAGTTCCTACCGTATAATTCCAAGAAGTACCAGTTGTTAGGTTCCAAGAAGTACCAGTTGTTACATTATAAGAAGTACCAGTTGTTAGGTTAGTGGATAATCCTGTAGACTTAGTATCTGTTCCAGATATAGTAGTACTTCTACCGTGAGATGTAAGTGTTCCATAAGTCTCTGTCACATTACGCAATACTGTATCGTTAGTGCTACCCGTAACAAGCCTTGTATGAAAGTGTTTGTCTCTGGTTGTACCATATGTCTGAATAACATTCTTAGTTACTGTTTCTTCTCGTTCACCATGAACAAGTGTTACATGATGATGGCTGTCTAGTGTTGTTCCGTATGTCTCATGAACATTACCTTTAACTGTCTCATACTTATTACCGTCAACCTGTATGTTCCAATCGCCCTTGATGTAGGTCTTACAATTAGACTCAATAGTTAAATTTACATCACCTTTGATATTAACAAAGTCTGTGCCATGAATAACCTCATAGTTGTTACCAACTACCCTTGTGTGCTTAGTTCCATCAGCATCAATCTCATAGAATGTGCCTGTCCTATGCCATTCATGAATACGTTCAGAACCAGGCGTATCATCATACTCTTTAATATGACCACTCTCTGATTCAAAGACATGGTTGTAAGGATACTTCGCAGCATATCGAGTAGTACCACCTTTAGTCTTATCGGTTGTCCTTGGTTCGTTCCACTTCTCTGCCGTGTATTCATCCTGACCAGAATAGTATAGAGGATTGATAGCATCAGCAGTATGACTTGCATCAACTGTTTGTGGCGCACCAGCAGCTGGGTGTGGATGAGATTCTCTATCATTTATATCACTATTCTCTAAGATGAATATTGGATTAGGGGCGCTACTTTGTCTGGGGGCTACATTAGGACCATCAGATTTACCTGCCATTGTAGAATAACTACTCGCAGAATCAAGAGGTGCTTCATCTAATAGTTCTTTGTTGCCGTATATGTCAATGCCACCATTTACATATTCATCTTCAGCAGGGTCTACACCATACCCTTTGTGCATTGGATTTTCTTCATCTAACTTTTGATCTGAATGTGGTATTAAAACCCATTTAGTATATGCACTATCTTTAGCAGATAGCATTCCATGACCACTACCTTTTGCAAGTCGGTTAGTGTCAGACTCTCCAAAAGAATGACCAGATGCTCTACTAAACACTCCATCCTCATCATCAATACCATTAACAAATCCACCCAATGGATATGGTCCGTAAGATTTATCACCATACTTTGGATCGTAGTTTACACCATCTTTGGTAATTGGCCCAGAAGATTCACCAGCATTCCAAGTCTCACCATCATCATCTTCTTTTGCATATTGTTTTTTACCAACAGAATTAACTTGATTAGAATTTTTATGTCTAGGATCATTAAATCCACTATTGTATGCTGATTCAATACCACCCTGAGTTTCAGGCACGCCAGGTAGAGTTCCAATAATAACAGGTTGTTGCTTATCCACATCACGAAAGAATCCTACAACCCATCCACCCTCCACTAAGAATGAAGGAGTTTTCCCCATACCATGCATAGAAGGATCAGTAGTAGGATGCATAACATGCGCCCACGGTAAGTCAGATGTTGGTATTGAAGAAAGGTTTGGCGAGTTAAATCCAAGACATCGAACACGAACCCTACCAAGTTGCTCAGGATCGTTCCTATCTTCAACCACACCCATGAACCAGACAAACCCGTCTAGTCCCATATAATTCATATCAGCCATTCTATACTCCTCTGTTAAAGTATTTATAATGACTAATGTAGGTCTGGATCACGCCCAAGTCGTTGATAATGCTCAGGATCGATCCACTCATATTCTTCTATGATGCAGTTCTCTTTACCCGAATCGATGAATTGTTGCAAAACTTCAAAGGCTTCATCATAAGAAAGATTCTTACATAAGCACCCTATGTCAGTTTGCATAACTCTATATTTTATCATGGGAGTTATATTTATAGGTTTAACGTTTTCTGGATGAATTAAATGCTAGGTTTCCCGCAACCATAATTCGTTCTTTACCTT